TTCCTCATTGGGATTCTTGGCTGGAACCTTCTTTTCTGGGAATCCTGTCTTGTCCATATATTTGTTGTAATCATCTGTACTCAGTCCAGCACCATGGTATTTTGCAACATAACCCGCTTTCTGTTCTGGTGTTCTATCTGTACGTCTTACATACTTCGCTACTTTCGCCTCAACGTTAGGGTCTGTTACTTCCCATCTAGTTCTTTCTTCTTCTGGTACTTCTTTGGGTCTAGCCTCAAGCATATTAATCCATTTTGTATAGTCGGAACCTTCTATATCAGAAAGCGCACCATCTGGTTTCGTCTCTTCTGCCAAGAATTCCATTGTGAGTGTGTTCTTAACATACATATCGCCTAGATTAAGATTTTGTTCCGTCCTTCGTTCTTGATGCTCACGCTCTATTCTTTCTCGTTCTAACCCATAATCAACACGCAACTGCCTTTCTAAATCCTCTCTATCTTGCTCAGTAAAATCGCCAGAACTTAATCCCTTCCCTTTGAGGATATTATTCATTTCAGGGCTATTTATTAGTTTTATGCCTCCCTCGAATCCCCTACTATATGCTGCTTCCTTTGCCACATTATATGCTATTCGTTCCCGGGCACCCTTTAACAAAGTTTCAACTTCAACTGGATTAAAAACATAACCACTCGCAGCCGTTAAATATTCCTTTGCCTTTGCATAATCATTATGTTTTATTGCTTCTTCATAAGCCACCAAGGTATCAGCCTTCATATCAACTACTTGCTGTTTCCATGCCTCTGTTTGCACATCAAATCCGAACTCATTTGCCAATCTTTCATATCGTCTTTCAAATTCAGCTTTAGCCCCTCTTGTCTTTAATGTTTCCAAAATGTCACTATAAATAGATTCCCTTTCTTCCCTCCACAAATCTCCATATTCACTAAAAGAAACGGGATTTTCTGGGTCTCTCAGCCTTATAGAGAAATTATCCATTCTCTTTCTAACTTCTGTTTCGGCATTCATTAACTCAACGGCTTCTTGATATTCAAGAATCTTATTTGCTACTCCCGCAATATCCGCACCAAACCCCAAAAGTCCCGATATTATTCCTGCTTGATATTGATATCTTCTTGCCTCCGCAATTTTACCTTCTACCTTCGCAGTAGATATAGGTTTCCTAAATGAAGGCGGTCTAACTCGTTGTTGATATTCTGGTATTTCCATGTATTAACCCATTTTTTTATCTATTATCCCAACAGTTCCCCAAGTTCTTTTTCTTTTGGCTTCTCGCACTTTTTCTGCACTTTCCCAGGGTTTTAAAAGCTTTTTATATTCCGCTATTTCCTGTTCGTAATACTTTATTTGTTCTTCGTATGCTGTTCTTGTTCTCGCTATATCTCTTTCAATAGTCGCTGCCGTTTCTATCATCATCATCAAGGGGGTTCCTGCTCCTATTTCAGCACCAGAAGCACCTATCGCAGCAGCCTGATATCTCTGAAATGCAGCACCCTCTCTTTGAATATCTCCTATCATCCCTGTCATTTCTCTTTTTGCCAGACCGATATTATATTCATAGGCACGTATCTTTTCTTCCCATGATATTCTTTGGGCTTCCTGTTGAGCTTTCTCTGATGAACTTGATTTTGATGCACCAGAAATAAAACTGAGCGTACTCAAACCAATACTTATAGGGTCAACTGCCATTATCTTATCCTTGCAAATAAATAATAATCATCACCATTGGGACCGAATCTTCTCAATATTCCCTCTGCATCGAACTGCATCTTATCAAGATATTTTATTGCAATGTCCCAATCTGTTCTTACGATTGCCTGTATTCTACCAAATGTTTTTTGTAACTCTTCAAGAAAACTGATAGAATGTTTATAAATCTGTCTCGCATATCGACTCGCACATTTATCACCTATTACAAATACCTCGCAGGTGTTATCATTTATCTTTATAACACCAACGATTCCAACGATTTGGTCTCCATCGAAATACGAGTAAAACAACATCTTATCAGCGTTTCTTGCGATTACTTCTAAATCCCTGTCCTTGTCTTCCGGTCGTAACCTTAGTTTATTCAAATCAGTTAAAATAAATCTTCGTCTAATCATTCGTTATCATTTCAGGCATAATAGCCAATATATTCAGGGGGAGTGGCTTGTCCTGTACAATCAGGATATCCGCATCTTTGCCCCACTCCCCCGGAAAAAGTATCTCAATATCACCAGTATATAACGCAGAAGGAATATCCATAGTGGGGGTTTCGGGTATAATGGATTGTAAGTTATCCTCGCTAGAACCAATTTTTCCGCATGAGGATTTATATACCCTTATTACTAGTTTGTGGACTCGTTTTGTCTTGCCTTGGGCTGAGCCATAAGAACCCCCGCCTTCTGGTCGCTGTGGTTTCAATTGAGAACTATATCCAAGACCAACATGTACTTTGTTTGCGTATCGGTCGAGAGTAACAGAGCCAACCGATACGGTTTTATTGGGATGGGTAGCACCATCAGCCAGTATTGCAACGCTTTCTCCTTCCAGGTGAGTTAATCCCGTTACGTCTTTAATAACTTTCTGTGCCGTCCCACCCGACACATATTGTTTAAACTCAAATCCGTTTATATCAACATCATCCTCGTCATCGAGAGTAAAAGTATTGGCTGCATCATCGTCATCTACTGTAAAAACAACCTGATTGTAGGAAGAACGGTTTGCTGGTCCAGACAAGTCAGTTATCGTAACCGAGGTATAATCATCCCATCCAAAGCCCGCACCCGAAATATCTTCGTAATTCTGTATAGCATACAGATATGTATATTTTACAATCGTATTTAGTGATATCGTCTGGCTTTCTATCAAAACCAATCTGGTAGCATCGGAATACACTGAGACAGTAAGTGTACCGCAGTCATTGTCACCGCCTACTATAGTCCTCGTTACTGTAATATAATAATCTGTCGCTAACGCAAACTCTGTATCGAGCGATTTGACTTGTGCCTCTCCACCGTAGATTTCCCATATCTGGAAGTGAAGATGGTCCGTAACACTTTCCTTGCGTATGATAAGGGATAGAGCGTTACCGTCACCATCAATAAGGCTGTGCATGGTATTCTGCACATCCGCAACTCCCCATGTGGGAAGCATCGAACGACCACTTGTTTCAAACGCTACCAGATTCATCTGGAAAGTGTAAGTAAACGCATCGTCTAAAAACTCATGCCCCAGTTGTTTATATACCAGCGAATGTAAATCACGGTCAAGTTCCACCACGGTTACGCTGTTTGCTGCCAGGGTTATATCTGCACCTGGGTCAACTTCAACAAAGGTGCTGCAATCCAACAATCCCTCGTCTGATTCAACTACATCAGCGAGTCTAACCATATCACCGTCATCAAATCCATGCGTTGCTATCGTTACAACAGGTGGGTCAGTCTGTGTAATATCGGTAATTGTCTCCGCATCCCCACCATCCCAAGTAATACCGCAATCTACGAAATACGCATCAGCTTGGTCTGTACCAAAATATCTCGGTTTAAAATATTCAATAAATCGCTTGGTTGTACCATTAACTGTGCGTTTAACAGAAAGATAAATCTCATCCTCTTCCGTACCTCGCACACAGGCAATACTCTCAACCTCAGCATCATCCTCATTCGCAATAATAACCTTGGACCATGCCACTATACCAAAAAGATGCTCATATACCAAAACTGCCAATGTTCCATCAGACCGAACAGCCCAGAAAATAGTATCTGGATTTGTCTGAACAACTATTTCTGTAACACCAGTGCCCGTGATATGGTCAGCATAATGTGTTAAATCAAAACTCTCCCAACCGCCAGAGGCATCATGATATGCAAACTCTCTGATACGCCTTCCTCCAACCTGAACGAAAAGAATATGGTCGCCTATCATCTGCCCCTGAATATTATGACTGCCATGAACGGATTCAACTCTTAAATCAAAATTATTATATATAAGAGGACCACCCCTGATTATTCCTTCACAGGTATCTGCACCAAAAACAAGTTCACCTTTTCCCGCCAACCATTGAATAGCAAGACCCTTCTGGTGGCTGACTTTAAAATAAAGACCTTCGGGCATCTTGAAATTTAAAAACTCCCCGGGCTCCGAAAACCATACTCCGTCGGGAATATTATTAGTACCCCCCAAGACTACTCGTTGCTGATAAAAACCCACTGCCGAAGGATAATTATCCGCAGTACCGAAGATATTTGCAGCTTTTCTTGAGGTTCCACCGGATACATAGGGATTATAAAGAGTGGTATCGACATTGTTTAAACTATAAGTATCATCATTAATTTTAGTAATTTTATAAGCCTGAGCATTCAATTCGCTCATCCCGAATACACCAACAATATAAACAATATCATTCGTCAAATAGGTATGTCCAACAGATGTAACCACGGGAGGGGCAGCCTGTGTTATGTTTGTAATGTATTTCTTGGTAGATTCATCCCATCCAGAAAAAGTAGGCTTGGTCAATACCCAAGTGGTATCATTTGTTCTGGTTAAAACAGTTGGAGCATAAGAAGGATGAACAAGATAAAGTGCTGTTTTTGACTGAGCGTATTTAATATCAAATAAATCAGCAGTGACCCAGGGAGTTACAGTCTCACTTCCAGCTATATATGAATGAGTAGAACATTTAATAAACCGTGCGTATAGATTACCAAGTTCTACAATATATTCCCCTACATCTTTAATACTAAACGGAATAAGTCTTATTTTAAGAGCATCGGTTTTCCCGGTAGTAACATAGGCAGTGCCTGGTCTAAAATCTGCTCCTCCCTGAGAGGCCACAATAAAGTTTTCCAGAGTTCGGCAACTTCTATAATAATTTTCAAGTTCAACCCTACCTTCATTACGAGCAGACCACTCACCAGCAGAGAAGTTAGTAAATATGGGGTTAGCTTTCGGCATTATCTATCCTTAATGTTTCTTGTACGTAGTTCCACCAATATTTCTTGATTTCCTACCCGCTTTTCTTCTTCTGCGCCACACCTTTGGTGTTTCGCCTTTAGAAGTACCCGGATATTTCCACCAGTTTCTCTTTTTCTTAGCCATTTAAGCATCCTTTGCATCTCTGATATTATATTCCTCGGTCTGAGGTTTTTCACTTTCACGGGCATCAAGGTCAATCGCCCTGTTAAGTTGTAACTCATACATCATGAGCATATCGTCTCTAATTTTAGTTGAATTGGTAATCTTTATAGCGAGTTCAGCAGCCAATCGATAGGAAATAGCTTTTACAAGCAGAGGGTCAAACTTTGTGGGGTCTTCTACTCTTCTTATATATTTTATGACAACAGTGCTTAAATTGGTGAGTAGATATCCGCTTACTACTTCATAGGGATATGTAGGGTAATCCGATACCTCCAATACCCGCAAACAGAATGGATTTGTTGGGAGTTGGAATTGATAATCGTACTCTTCATAATCCTCTAAAAGATAATCATCATCAGTCGAAGCAAGTGCAGCAAGCGATTGATACCATAAAGCACAATTCCATTCATGGGAGCGCAAGACTTCATCTCTGGTTGTTTCATAGTAAAGATTACACAATACAGAGGCTTCGCTTGTATCCGTTAGATTATTAATACGAGATTGCCCTAAATGTGTTAAGGCCATATTGCAGATTTGAACATCAGAAATAGCCATTTTTAATTCCTTTAATGGATAAAACAACCCATAGTTATTAACATTTATTGGTAATCCTATCCATTTTTAAATAGTAGGGGGAATTGCTTCCCCCTACGTTTGTTTTACGTCAGTGTCAAATAAGCACGTACTACGCCTGCTGCCAATGCCGTTTTCTCCTGATAATGCAGACCAACATGAGATTTCAGTCCCATTGATGGCAATGCGACTTTGACTTTTTTACCAACCGAACACAACGGTCCTGCATTTGCTGCTCCTGTCGCAGTAAGATAGTTGCAGGAAATCGCCATAATCCGATGTGCGGAAGTAGGTGCTGCTGTGTGGGTACACAGATAAATATCTAAGGGACGACCCAATGCTGACGATGTAAAAATCGTACACACGTCTATATTGATATAGAGTGGTGACCCTTTTCCGAATTCCTTTATCTTTTTAACATCAAGATAGTAATCGGAAACCGCAGAAACGGTGACGGCCTGAGCCTTTGAGAAATAAAGTTTATCATCGTTCATAGTTTAGCCTCCTTATGCCACCACGGTTTCAGCAGATGTAATCATCTCTGAAACGTGGATTGGAATGTCCCAGAACTTCAAAATGGGTTTACCAAAGGCATCCGTGGACGGCCAAATAACATTCGGCTTATCTTTTGCCTTAATCGCAAGCTGCGTTGCAACGGCCTTATTGCAGTACAGAACACACCCCTCTGTTCCACCAGGTATGTTGTAGTACATTTCAATAAGTTTGTTCTCATCAACGAGGTTTGCAACTGCACCGCTCGCCCCGTTAATGTTTGCAAGTCGCTGTACGCATTTGTGATTTCGGACACAAATCCCTATGTTAAAAATAAACTGCGTTACCCACATGTAAAGTCTGGCTGGTGCGGTAGTGGTAATAAGTTCACGCCCCATATCGTGTCTCTCAATTCCAAGCGTCTTAGAATTACGAGGGTACACACAATACACGGAATCCGGACCCCATTTGATAATCCATGCAGACGTACAGGTTGCAGCAGAACCAGCATCCTGTACGTTGTCTGGATCGGGAGCCGTTGGTGTTAAAACATTGTATCGAGTAGTAAATCCCTGAATCGCTTTCGGGGCAGTTGCCAAATTACCATACCAAAAAGCTGTCTCAATAGTCTGTGCAAGTCCACGCAGATGAAGCAAATCTTCATTGTATCGGAATATTTTCGGTTCAGGGGCAAGTTTGACAAGAAGCTCATCAATCTCACTTCTGTCCTCAAGATATCCAATAGGTTCTGTAACCTGTTCGGTCTGTCCGGCGGTCGGACTCACGCCTTGATTGACATCACGCCAAGTACCAGAACCAGCAAGCTTTGTTTCTCTGTTGTGGATATGCCCAGTTAGCTGATTTGCTTCTTTCCAGTAAGCATCAGCAATAACTGGCGTCATCTTGGAGAGAACACTAGCAATATCAAGTGTTTCTTTGTTGTTAGTGCGTTTGGCGAGTTCTACAAGTGTTAGTTGTGCACTGACATCAACTTCTGTAGCCACATGTTTCTCCTTCAAGAAATTAAGAACAGTCCCGTCAAACCCTGTTTCTCAATTCCCATCAAGAAGCAGTGGCTTCCAGAGTGGTTGCCAGCACACTTACTTTTCAGGTCATTTAGAAAACCGTTTTCAGGTTCCTTAAAAGACCCAACGGGTCTTATTGTCTATCAGGCATACCCTTCATAGAAGGATACAAATCATCCATCGTGGATTCTTTTTTGCTTCCTGTTACAACCCCCTCTTTGATTGTATCTTCGCTATGCTCAAATCCTACTTGCTTTAATGCTCTGAGAAGGGTAGGATTTTTACCCATCCCTGTACTATCTAGCAACTTCCTTAACTCTTCGCCACCCAAATCTTCAATGGCCTTGTCTACATATTTCATGTTTTTATCAAACTCTTCGCCCCATTCACCGTGCATCAGTTCATCAGCTTTGGTAATTGCGTCTGCTTCGGCTTTCTCCCGTGCCTTAATCTGTTCAGCAAGTCTCTTGGTGTATCCTTCAAATAACTTGCCCGCTATGTCTTTTGGCATCTTCAAATCAAATGCGAGTTTCCGAAACCATTTCTCGGTATCAGCATCTATCTTAATGCCGGAATCTTCCGCAGGAGCAGTAAACTCATACTCACTCGCTTTCTCAGGTGGCTTAGGCAACCCATCAATCTTTGCCCTCAAGCCTTTGTGGGTTTTATAAAACTCACCAATAGTTTTATATCCCTTGCCGTACTCATCCTTCTTGTACTCCGTTGGTAGCTGTGCCATCCATTCAGGAAAACCCTCTCCCGTATTGTCTGTGTCACTACCAAGTACATCTTTGTCGTTCAGGTCGCTCATTGCTTCCGTCCCTCCTCGTTTATTAATGGACACGCCTCATACAGCGCATCCAAGTTTATATTTACCTCGTAATTCACAAATGCGTTCTTTACTTTGTCTGTATATCCTCCACGCAAGTCAAAATACTCTACGTCTTTATGTCCTATCGATGCAAAATAGTCGTGAAACTTAAAGTCATCACCAGCAAGATTGTCTGATAGTTTTACCCATAGTGCAGGGATTCCAAGTATATCAGCTATAATAAGACCGTGTAAGGAACTTGATAATATTTTCTCGCATATTGTAAAATCAATAAAGAAATCAGCCGAATATAATTGTTGAATATCTATTATCTTCATTTCTATTTGCTTCGGCCAACCCTCTACAATCTTTTTATCAATATAATGGGGAACAATGCCATATTTGTATCTAGGTATCTTCGGTCTATGCCACCATTTTCTTATCAACATCGAAGGATCGCCATACGGTACATTCACCTCAATCCCTAACTCTTCAAGTCGCCTCGCCGTCAATGGTCCTCGTACTGCATGTATCTCTTTCGGCACTCCCTGTATCGGACTCTTGCTGTGCATGAATCCTGTGCCCCAGATAATAGAGTGCTCATTGGCAAAGTTCAATATCGAGCCACACATCATTATGTGATCTTCCGGGGTCTCGTCCAGAACGTGCATCTTCTTACATTCTTTGCCTGTTATCAATCGATACAGTTCTGGATTGATATCATCTCCCCAATTATTTAACCCTGCAAAATACCGGACACGCTCAATCATAGCGTATTCCTTAGTATATGAGTTTTGCTAAGAACTTTTTGTGAATCTCAATTATTTCCAAGTCTTCAGCTTGGGTTGTGTGAAGTGAGGCAAGTTTAGTCTCATACGTTGTAAGTCTCCCTCGGTCGTGTGCATTTAATCTAGTATCGGCTGCAAGTGCCGTGGTCCATGTAATCCATGCTGCTGCTCTAGCATCAGTGCTCTTCATTTATTTCTCCTAAAAGTTGAATTACTTTTCGATTATTCCATTACTGTCTTTGCTAGGGCAGCCTGGCTCTTAAGTTGATCTGCCAGGACAGCCCGGAGTAAATCCAGGGCGCTAATAACGCGAGGATCTACCAAAGAATACATGACAGATTGCTTCTCTCTTTGAGCAGACACCATGCCGCGATCGCGCAAGATATTTAGATGGCGAGACGCCGCAGGCTGGCTGATGCCAATCTCTTCGGCAAGATCACTCACGTTGCTCGCTTTGTCGTGTAGCGCGTAAAGGATCAGGATGCGACGCGGGTCGGCCAATCCCGAACATATATTGGCATGCAAT